CCAGTTTCACTTGGACGCTCTCTTGAAAGGAGTTACATTGCGATTGGCTTTGGCATATTCCGAATCATATTTTGCAATCTTGTCATTCATCAAATCACGAATGCGAGCAAGACGCTGACGAAAGTTGTTTCTTTTCCAAACATCCTGCGATTGATCCAGCATGTTTTTCATCAAATATTCGATCTGACTTGGTAATGACTCTTGTTCAGCCATTTGTATCTCCTTCGTAAAACTTTTCTATTCCTGTTTTTTTGGTAGACTTTTCTTTCTTTACCTTTCGACTCTGTTCAAAATTTTCAATGAACTCGGCCATGTTGTCGTATATTTCCTGACCTTTGACAACGCTAGATTTAATCTCTGTACCCAAAAGTTCAAGATCCTCACCAGTAATGTCATCAAATATTCTTGAATTCTCCAGAGACTTGTATTTGACGTATTGTTGTTTCTTTTCTTTAGAGATTCTACGAATGAAAGCATAATACACTATTTGAGTGAAATATGCAAATGGATTCTTCGATTTCTTTGGATCAAAGTTCTCGAAATACATGAGACAATTCTCGATTGCATCGGCAATCATTTCGTCTCGGTATGAGTAGTTTGCAAAGTTTGGTCTATATGATAGATGTTCGGCAATCTTCATGAAGCATTCCCCTATGTAGTTTGGTATGGGAGGCTTCTCTTCCTTGTTTCGTTTTGCTTTCCTAACCGCCTTTTGATATTTGATGAGGACGGATAGGAATTCTTCGTTATTGACATAATGATTAGATGGGACTTTTTTCATGACGATTTTCCTTGACTTTCACTTGACAAAGCGATACACTTCTAGTGTTCAGCTCAATGCAATAATCTCTTTTGATTGTTTAGTAGCTTGATGAGACTTGAATATGCATCTGATGCTTCTTCGTCTTCCTCATCATCGTGATCTGAATTCATATCACTCGCTTCATTCTTTTGAAGACACTCTTTATAGAATTCCTTAGTGCGAAGAGATGTATTTGAAATCACGATAGTCTCTTCCTTGCTAATGACAAAGGAACTAGTCTCGACAAAGTCTGATGGTACCCACTCCTGAAACGACAATAGAATACGTCCGGTAGGATCTGCATACTGTCTAATTGCCATTGGATTTTCTAGAGTGACATCATTGCCTTCAATCGAAGTATTGGAGATGATGTCAGTTCCATTCTTTAACTTTATGTAGAGTATTTCCATTTTTATACCTTGATTTCTATATTATATAGTTTGAACTCAAAACGTTCTTCAGAGTATATTCTAACACGTTCTTGGAAATGTTTCAAGGTAAAATTCTCATGTTTCTTGTATCTTAGATCATCCGCAATATCAAAAAGCACAGCTTTTTTCTTGTTGTCTCCTAGTCGAAGACCTCTACCAATTGATTGCAGATTTCTAATTCGACTCTTTGATGGAGAGGCAAATATGATATTGTGTAGATTGCGAACGTTGATGCCTGTAGAGAATGTTCCATAAGACGCAACAATGATTGCATTGTTTTCTTTCTCGACAATCGCACGAATATCTTCTCTGGTCTCAGTTTCCGTTCCGCCATGAACGAAAAAGACTTTTCTTCCATCAGCTTTTTCTTCAATCAACTTGTGCAATCCCTTTCCATGATTATCGACATATTGGAAAAGAATCAATGTGTTCCCCTCTAGCGAGAGAACCAAATTACGAATGAACTTGTTTCGCGCATCGCTGGTAACAAGATACTTCATCTCATCGATATATTTGGCATCTTTTAGAAGACGACAAATCTCTTCTGGATATTTTAGCACAAGACACTTGATCTCAAAGTCCGAAAGCTGTTTCTTGTCAATCAATTCTTTTGTGGTCACGGTCTTTCTTACTGGTCCAAAAAGACCTTCAAGAACAAGCTTATGCGTCTTTGTTCCGTCGAGCGTACCCGTCATGCCAATTCGTAGAGATGCTTTGTCCAAGTTTGTCATGATCGTTGTCAACGACTTGGCTTTGAAATTATGTGCTTCGTCTCCAATCACCCACTCGTAGTTGAAGTAGTGCTTGGGTAGTGTATACAAAGATTGCCATGTTGAGATTGTGACAAGTTTGTCGGAAAACTTTTCACGACCAGAATAAATTCTGTGGATATTTTCTTCTACACTCCAGCCATTCTTTGTAGAGTAATCTTGGAAATCTGAATATAGCTGCTCGACAAGAGATGTCGTTGGTACGATAATTAGACCTTTTTTGTCTTGATCGGTCATGTATCTTGTGATAAGATATGCTATTAATGATTTACCTGATGCTGTTGGAGATATAAGCATTTGTCTACGATTACGTATGGAATACGCGAACGCTTCAATCTGATAGTCGCGAGCGTCAATATCTTTGTTACGACTTTGTATATGCAGGGAGTCGGCATATTCCTTTGCTTCGTGAAGGGAGAAGGATGTCGTTTGAAGAACCTCATCATCATAGACAAGGTTGTATTTTCTTTCCTTAGCGAATGACTCAAGATGTGTTATGAGTCCGTAGTACAGTGTGGATGTTCTAGTATCATACAAACGTATCTTGCCATCCCACACTCTACTTTTGAATGCTGGAGTAAATTGATATCCTGGAACATAGAATGTAAAATATTCTGATATTTCGCGAGCGACGCCGCGCTCGCAAGAGATCATTATGTATGCTTCATCTTTTTTTGCTACGATTATTTTTTCAGACACCTTGTGTAAACTTCTGCCATTCTATAGCGTTCTTCAAGTTGAAGCTTCGCTGATGGATTTCCTTGATGATCTTTTCGCAACAATCTACGAAAAGTTCCGTATAGTTTAATTTAGTCTGGATTTCTAGCACATCATCATCGCCAGATATCATTGTGCTTATGTCTGCGCGAAGATACTTTTCACGCATTGGCTCCCAACCAAGTTCAGTCAGTTCATCTGTTCCGTTTAGCTTACCGTCGTAATATCTCCACTTCAATTTGGTTAGTTTATTGAGATCAAATTGAAGTTTTTGACAACGCATTTTTTGCGTTTTGTAAACTTCTATGTACTTTGAATGTAGGGAAGATAGACGAATGGATTCTGTACCAAGTTCCGTACTATCGATCTGTGAGTCTTTTTTCCACGACTCCATTAGGTCATCTATGTTCTTGATCATGATATAAATTCCTTGGAATATTAATGCAATATACACTAAAACTCAAAGAATGTCAATATCAAAATAATTATATCTAAATGTTGCTGAGGAAGTTAAAGTCATGCTGGCGTCCATTGTATAGTCAAAAGCAATTGATGATACAGAAGTTGGAAAGCAATCTTTGAACGTAATTCTAATGTTTGGCGTATTTTTATTTGATATTAATGTCATGACTGCATCAGATACGGTTCCGCCGTAATCTTCATTGTCTTTTACCAGACGACGATATTGATCGAAATTTTTGGGAAATGTAAGTCCAGTTATCCAATCATGTATTTCTAACCAACCACGAAGATCTTCATCAACCATGAATGTTAGATCTAATGGCTCATATTGAACTTTATCGCCGTGAACGTACAGATCAACAAACGGCGTATTGTGAACTATCTCTGACATTGATATACCAGGTAAATTGAATGTTTGGCAAAAATATGTTATGTTTGGCATTCTAGTGAATGTCAATTGAAATTTTGTGGGTTGAAGAAAACTTGTATTTGTTGGTTGTTTATTTAATTTTGCCATAATTTACCTCTGTAGTATTTATGAACAAAAAGAGGGGGAACCGAAGTTCCCCCTCAAGTTGTAGTAACGCTTTCTTATTGTTCTTCAGATCACAGAAGATTTGAAACCTTGAAGATACGATAGTAGACGTTTGAACGATTTGATAGGCGTCCAAGACCTGCTGTTGTACCTTCAGCAAATGGATTTGCGACCATTCCGTAACGTGTCTTGAATCCGATACGTGGCTGGAATGTGTCTTGTCCGATTGCACGAACCATCTGTAGAGGAACATATGGGCAGTAGAACAGACCAGCGTCATAAGGTGATGTACCCTTATAGCCAACTGTTACTAGTTCAGATGTGTTTGTTCCTGCTGTTGTTGAACCGTAGTAAGGATCGATGT